AGTTTCTACAACTCATACAGTTCAATTTCCAACTACACAAAAAACTTACGGAATTTATAACAACATTTCTGGCGGCGCTCATATATCTGCTAGACTAGGTGCTACAGGAAACACTCTTACTATTACAAATGGTAAATATAGATTAGTATCTACGGATGGAACAGACTGGTATGACATATTTACTTTAGCTGGTTTAGGTGAGTCTTGGATTGAGAAATCAGGAAACTATACAGCCTCTGATGGTGATAACATTTTTGTTGATACATCTGGCGGTGCAGTCACTATAACCCTACCTGCTTCTCCTTCAATTGGAAACCAAGTAAAAATAATTGACTCACATGGTACAGCAGCTACCAACAACATTACTGTTGGAAGAAACAGTCAAAAGATTCAACGATCTGCTGCAGATTTAACAATTTCAACTAATGGAGCTGGTATAGCATTGGTGTACTATGACAGTGACAACGGTTGGTTATTAAAGTATAACGATTAATTATGGCTAACTTACAAGATATAGTAAACAGAAGTGAAGTAGGCGCTATTAAGCCTTGGACTAAAACTACAGCTCCAGATGGATATTTATTATGTGATGGATCGGCTGTATCAAGAACTACCTATGCAGATTTATTTGCTGTAATTTCTACAACGTACGGTGCAGGTGATGGTTCTTCAACGTTCAACGTTCCTCAGTTACAAGGTAAAATGCCACAAGGTTATGATGGTAGCACCTACAACTTAGCAGGCACTGGTGGTGCAAATACCGTTACTGTTGCGGTGACTAATAACCAAGCGGCTTCAAGCAGTTCAAATCAATCAGTTACCGTTACTGGAAATATTTCCAATACTTCTTTGACAACTGCTCAATTAGCCTCTCATGGTCATAGCCCAAGTCATTGGAATTACCCTTCTCCATTTAGTGATGGTAGTACGTATTGTAAATATTGTATACAACCTGGACAAGGATCAAACGCAGTAAGTGGTGAGGATGGCTCATCTTACGGATGTATATCTCCTACGGGATCGGGAACTGGTCACAATCATGCACACACTTTATCTGGTACTCTAACAGGTAACGTTGATACAACTTTAACTGGCTCTGTAACGGCATCAGGAACAAATTCATTTTCACCATTTGTGGTGGTTAACTATATTATAAAGCATTAGGAGACGAAATGGCAACACATGTAACAGTAATCTACGGAGAATCAATCTTAATTGATTACAATAAAGAAATTAAGTGGGCTGATAAAGGAACAAGTTTTCCTGCTTTACCTAACACCATTCATGCTATTATTTGGAATGATTTAACTGGCCAAAATGAAGCACAGTTTAAAGACGCTTCTACAGGTAACATGACTGGTAACACAAGTCTCAATGCTACAAGTGACATCATACATGGTTCAGTTACAGTACAAAATCTTTTAGATTATTGTGATACGAGAACAGCACAGATTGATCAAGCTAAAACTGATTTTGAAACAGCCATTCAAGCCGCAAAAACATCATTTGTAAATGATGGAAATAGTGAAGATGATTTTAGACATTCAACTTCTGGAATTTCATCCTATTGGGATTTTTCAAAAACTTGGATAGATTACGATTCAAATTACTCGTAAAAATTACCCCTTACTTGAAGCACTCTTCTTTTTTTAGGCCCTGTAACACAATTAACTTTATGTGGAATTCCATTTTTAACAACCAAAAGAGAGTTGGGTTTTGGTACTGAAGCAAGAGGTAATCCTCTTCCTGTGTCTATTAAAGTCTCTCCTCCCCAATTAACATCCCATTTATCGTGTATGTAAAAAGAATAATTTAAAGTATAATCACCATCATTATGCCAATTAATACCTGAATATTTTTTATATTCATAGTAACAAACATGAATGTGCGAATTTTTTTGATATGGAATAAAAGGGCATTTAGTTAAAATTTTTAAAAAATCTTCAAGCATTGAGTAGCCTGTTTTTATTTTACCTAATCCAATTTCAGCAAATACGTTGGATTGTTTTACTTCCGTTACAGTTAAATTTTTATCTTGATCTTTAAATAAACTATTATCCCAGTCGTCAAAAGAACTTTTTTCTGTAACAAAGTTAAAATTAGAAATTGTTGTGAACAAGTTGATGGGTAAAAAATCATCAATGATTAAAGCGCAATCATCAATATTAGCTGAGATGTGCATTTATTTGTATGATTTTTTTGACCAAAACATTTTTTTGTATCGATCCATCCATTTGCTTTCTAACAAATTTAAAGTTTTAGCATGAAGTTTTTCTAAATAAAAACCAGACCACATTTTCCATGGTTCACGTTTAAATGGAATAACTTGTACCATTGGCTCTCCTTTTTTAATTAAAAATTGTTCATCTCTTTTATGAAGAATGAAAGGAAAATTAATTAGATTTATATAAGTATCAGTGTCAACAATACCTGAAATAATACTAAATCTTTCTTCCAATCTATTCATTGGTTTAATAAATAAACAACTATATCCAGGCGGAGTTTTTATAAGCCATTTATTATGAAATTTTCCTGCTTTTTTACCTGCCATTTTATTCCACTTTTCAGGTAATTGTGCACCGTCATGAAAACCAACACCTCCCTGTTGTTTATTTGCAGGAACAATGTTAAAATCATCTTCTACAGGATCAACAACATAATCTTGATCAAAAGGAATAATATAACCAGCTGTCATTGAATCTAAAAAAGGCATGCAGGTTTTAACTGTTGGAACATGTAAATTCTTTTTCTCAAATCTTTCTAATTCTTTATATTCTTCAGGGATAAATCTTGAAGCAGGTTTTGGATGTGGCCAAATATCTATCATGTTTTTATCTGTGGCACAAAAAGTAATTTTCTTATTAAACATTTTCATTTTTTTGTATAAAATTAAATGACATAGATCTTCTAATTTCTCCTTTTATTTTTGTTTTAAACGGCATCACACAATGTTGATGTTTAGCTTCAAATATATAAAAATCCCCTACTTTAGGCTCAAACCAAACGGTTCCTACACCATCTGTAGAAATAAAACCTAAATTTCCATCCTTAAATTTATGAGGATCTTTAGCATCATTTATGAATTCGGGAACTTTTAAAAATAAAACAGTAGACCATCCAGTTAAATCGTGATGTGTGTGGGGAGGATTATACTCTCCCTCTTCCATATCATTTATCCAACAACTTAAAATTTTTAAAGGTTTTTTTTCTAAACACAATCCTACCTTTTCCAATGTATCAATATAATCAGTCATGCAGTCCACAATGTTTTTAGATATTTTTGTCTGGCCAAGTAAATGAGTGAATTCTTTTTCTGAATCTAATCGACCCGCTAATCTAGGTCCAAAGGAACTTAGTTTTGCTTTTTCTTCTTCATATCGAAGATTGATGTCTTCAATCGCTTCCAATGGCATTTCATACTTTTTTACCACCCTTCCGAATATTGTTGTTTGTGCTTTCATTTTCCCACCACGTATTGAAATGTTGCAACCATCCTTAGCTCTGCACATATTCTTGATGGGTCTCGTGCAAGGTGTGGAATTGAACCATCAAATAAAATAGCCCTACCAGGTCTTGGTAATATAGATGTGATTGATTCGTTCTCTGGATAATAAAAAACTGTTTCTCCTCCAAAATTTACGTTCCATTCTTTGTTTAAGTAAAACATTAAAGTAAATACTTCGTTAAAACCATTTGATGTGTAATCACGGTGTAATTCATGAATTGTACCGTGCGTGTATCCACTTGCATATGCTTTTTTTAAAGTAAGATATTTTTTTAAATTATTATCTTCAATAATTTTATTTGCTTGTTCAAATAAAATTTTATCAATTTTATTTTTTTTATTTAAAGTATAATTAAACTTTCTACTCTTTTTTATATTTGATCCCACTCCTCCTAAAAAACGCCAAGGCTTAAAATCTCTAAACTCTCCGTAAAGCTTATCAATATTATTATCGTCAAATATATTATCAATAACCTTAAAAAGAGGAGTATTGTCTAATTCATTTGCTACAAGAATGTCTGTGATGTCATGATTATTTTCATTCATTAAAACATTTCTTGGTGTATTATTAAAATGATAAACCATAGCTTCAGCTTTTTCCCCAATTAAATTTTTAATTTGTTCTCTTTCAATTTTAAAATCAACGTTAAATATATCATTTCCATAAATACTATGCATGAGACCAGCATAACAAACATCATCAGAACAATCTCCTTTTCTTAAAAAATTGTATACATTTATGCAATGGTCCATAAAAGTTTTACCACTATGAGGTATGCTTTGTGCTCCTATAGAAATAAGGAAACTAATACACTTGTGATATTTCATTCTTTTTTCTGCCCCTTTCATAACATGAATTACCTGTCAAGAAAACAATTATAAAAAGATTGCTTGATATATTCTGTACACATGTTTAAATTAGATCTCACCCAAAAATTACAAATCAAGGAGATATTATGGAAAATCAAGAAGTATTGAAGGCTATAGCTACCCTTGCTGATAAGGTGAGTAGATACCACGAACGTTTATTGGCAGTGGAAAGAGAAAAAGAAAAAATAGAAAAAACACTATCTGAACATTTGAAAGGCTGTAATTGTCATTCTGTAATTGAGGGTAAACCATATAATTCTAATGCAGAGGTTATGGTAACAGGTTTGGATTCTGAAGTAGAGTGTGAAGCTTGTAGTGCTTAGGTAAAAAAATTACATATAGAATATCTAAAAGAACCATTTCCAGCCCATTGTAAAGGAGCATGGAAAATATCGGATGAGAAAAAAATTGCTCTGTTACATTTAAAACCAATATGTGTGTTTAATTCGTGGTGATTTGAAGACACTTTATGATAAAACCCTGTCCCATTATTTGTTGACTCTTCTCCATGCATATAAATTAAACATTGATGGGTTGCACCGATCGCCTCGTCAGTATGAGGTCTCGGTATATCAGCGGCTCCCACCATTGTATAGGTTGATTGAATAAATTTTGATACATTAAAATAAAATTTTTGTTTTATTAATTTTTTTATTTCTATTTGAACATCACAATCGTTAGGTAAAACGTGTGTATGCCAATATGATCCTTGATGCATTTCAATATTTTCTTTTCCAGGAGGATTATATTCAGCTTGAATCATGAGCTGTACAATTTCATTGTATAACTCAATTGGAAAAAAATTTTCTTGAATAAATATTCGTGACACTATTTAGGGGTTACGCCTAACATATCTGCTAATGACGGTGCAAAAACCTTTACATCTTTTCTTATTTTTTCAACAGTAGTTGATGTATTAGGATCATCTATATCGGCTTGCATAGCAGCTTCCGATTCATATTCTTGACCTGTATCGATATTTGTAATGGTGGTTTCAGTTTTTACTTTATAGTGTGGAATTCTTCTTCCGTCTTCAGTGGTAATATGACCTAATAATTCAGCAGGTTCAACTATCGGCATCTTCGTCTCTCCAATTTATATTAAAACTGATGATAACTCTATCTTCATCAGAATTATTTATTTGTACTTCATGTTGTAACCAAGATGGGAAAAAAATCAAGGAATTCTCCTTTGGCTCCCACTGTACGCTGTGAGCGAGGTGTATAGTAGCATTATCTTTTTTAGGGGGAGAAAGCACCTCTGCCTGTGGTTTAGGCTCTAAGAACACGATATTTCCGCTTTTAGGAGGTGTTTTTAAATACAGAACTCCTGATAAATAGTTATACGGATGCGTATGTACGTTATTTCTAGATCCTGGTGGATTAATCATTGCCCACATTCCTGTCATTTCAGGAACAAAATTATTTTTAACGTCCATGTGATTAAAACAATCTTTAGAATATTTAAGAATATCTCCCACAAGAGGTCTAAACTTTTTAATATTGTATATTTCATCATGTGAATGCCAGCCACCAACATTGGACCGCGGCATACCCTTTTCATCATTTTCTCTCATTTGATAAATGCTATCCACTAAATGCTCGTGTCCTTTTAATTCTAATGAAAAGACAGGCGTAATAAATAAAGAATGAAGGTCGATTACAATTCTCCTTTTGTTATTTGCAAGAAGCTGGCTGTTATATGAACTTGATTAGCAGCGTTTGCTTGCACCTTCATAACATCACTTTCTTGTAAAACTAATGGTTGTTCTAATAATTCTGTAGTTGCTCCTGAAGCAATACTTGTTTGTTTAAATAATTCAAAAGTAGCGGAAGATCTTAATACTTCAACATCTAATAAGGTAGTGTGTCCAGAATCGTTACAAACTAATATTGACTTTACAACAAAGGTTGTTGGAGGGACAGGAGGTGTAGCGCCAGCATCTGCGGTTGGCACCGTAAGTAAAGGTGTTAAGTCTGTCGTAGTGACATCCAACATTTCGCTTTTAAACGTATCAGCCAAAGTACCAACTCCTTGCGTCTGATTTATCGTTAATATCTTGCTGGTAGTTTGTATTAAGTAATAAAATTATTTGTTCAATTAACCCTATCAACTGATCGTATTGAGTAGGATCATATTCTGGTGTAGCGTTGGGTAATCTAGTAATTGTTATTTTTGCCATTATCTTCTTCCGTCTGGTCTAAGTTGTATCTTCGTTGAACCTAGTCTCCAAGGTGTATCGTCTACAGTATTTGTTTCGTATTTAATTTTCACTGCTCTACCTCTCCCTCTTACATCAATTTTCTCTGTTGTGCTACTAATAGTTCCTGATGTAGATACACTATCTGAGGATTGAGGATATTGTTCCAAGGTCAATGTAGCCGTCATATTGTTAGCTAAATTATCAAAATCAGGCACCAATTTACTAACGGACATCAATTGATCACCATCAGCGATCTCTACTGAACCTGTTTGTAGGAAGGCAGAAATAGCCGTGCCATCAGCTTGGTTATTACCTGTCTCTTGCTCATAAATAAAAGACGCACCAGCTGTCAGTCCTAATATTGTTGATACGTTTGCTGTTGTGCTGGCATTGTATTCTGTAGCAATTGGTAATTCGTAGACATAAGCACCAAGCCACGTGGTTCTACCAAGACTGACCGTGTACCATGTATTCTCTAAATAATTATAAGCAACACCTCTGTCTATTTGCGTTGCACTTGCAGAAGGATAATACCAAATAATTTCATTAAAAGCTGTATTAAGCCCTACTGCAATATCATTCTTGTTGGTGTAACTTATATCATCAAAAACAAAATCTTGTACGGAACACGGCATTTTTTTGACAACACCATCGTACATATAGAAAGCATCATCTGACATCCAATATGCTCTGCCATTTACTTCTATCGCCGCATGTTGTGCTATCAAACCGCAGTTTGCACCAAGTTGTCTAAGACCAAAAGTAAACGGTGAACCAACAAATTGAATACCGTGGAGCGATGTATCGGTCCAAACCAATATTTGACCTGATGATTTAACAGCGCCTATTATTCTAGAACCATCCGATATTCTAAGTGAGCCCGCTTCGTTTGTTGCAACAGGTGTATAATCAGTAGCATCTTCTCTATCAGAAAAACGAAATAATAAATCATCTTGTGTCGCTGGTGTACCAATAGTTGTTTCGGTACCAAATATAAGTAAATGTCTTGTGTCTGTGGAGACTAAACTAAATCTGGATGCTGTTGGAGCGTTAGACAAGGCTGTTGCTCTTGCGTCTATGGCACCTGAAATATCTTTTATAAAAGTTTTACCATTTAATACTGTAGCTATTAAGTCTTCACCAAAATTATCTAATGACCAGTTTCTAGCTGCCACTACAACACTAGACGAGGACCGCGGCTCGTCCCACGCTTCTGCACTCCACGTAGAAGTGCCCCATCCATAACCATACGTAGATGTCGATTGACCAACACTGATTTGATAATTAGCATTACCTGTACCACCTCCACCTGCTGTAGATCCAGAAGCGGTATCTGTATGTGTTACAGTATAGGTACTTGCACTTGGAACGGTGGTGATTTCAAATTCATTATTCATGTCCAATCCATCAATCGTGGAAAAAGAATCAAAAGTTACAAAGTCACCAACGGAAGCTCCGTGTGCTGCGTCTGTTACTGTAACGGTGGTTGTACCATTTGTCGTAAAAGGATTTGTAAGAGATGCTGTCTCTCTGATTGGTGTAATGTCATACAACGCACCCTCAGAGAAAAGATACAATTTTCTATCGGTTCCTAAAGCAAGATACCTAGTTCCATCTAGACCAATCCAGCTATGTGTATCACGGACCACGCCCACAACTGTTTTGTTTGGATTAGGTAAGTAAGACCAACCTCCCCATCTTTCAGGTTTACCGTAGTGAAAACGTACAAAATCTGAATCTGTATAACGTCTTTGATCCCCTGCTGAGTCAGCGGTATCTTGTTTATCAATGCCTGGTTGGAACTTTAAATCTACTAATTTCATGTCGGAGTATACTAAATTATTTATTGTTTTGTGGCAAGAATTGAGTACCTACGTTGCCTCTAAACGTATAATTACCATAATGCGTCATACCGCTTGCAATGTCAGCATATATTTTACCACCTATTTTCTGCCATAAACGACAGAAAGCATAGTCTTCCGATAAATATCTTTTCGTATTTGGCTCTATCATGGTGTCAAAAAAAGCATAGTTCCAATCAGAAGTGTCGTGATAACCAAACGTTTTATCATGTGGATCACCTAAATGTTGGTCTGATTTAAAACGTAAGTTTGGATAAGCTAAAGCCATCTTTTTAAATACACTTCTCTTAATTAACATAAAACCTGTTGCGCCATCTAAAACTTCAATAAAACCTTTATTGACCATAATCTTGCTTGGATCTTTAACATTTAAATTATATTGCAGAGAAGCTGCGTGTAGTTCGTCTTCCGATATATTTGGATTATCTTTTGCTTTCTTTTTTACTTTTGTCCAATCAATTGTTTTACGAGGATAGACACCTGTTACGACATCCTCATCTAAATCTAACATACGAAACACTGACTCAGGATTAAAAGCAATGTCAGCATCTATGAACAAAAGGTGCGTGTATTTAGGTTCGTCCATAAACAATTGCACTAATGTATTACGAGCTCTCGTTACTAACGATTCATTGCCTATGGTACCAAATTGTAATTCTATTTTTTTAGTCGCTGCTAATGCGGTTAGTTGCAAACAGCTTTTAAAATAATCTGCTGTAATCATGCCTCCATAACACGGAGTGCCTATAAATATTTTAGTCATTCTTTAATTTTTTAACCTCATCAACAATTAAACGTGGATCAATCTCTACACAGTAAGGATAATCAGACGTTAAGTTTATATTACTATTATATCCAAATCTCTCACAAGAAGTTGAACCCCACAACACCACTCCTTTTTTATTAAAAGATTGATTTGAAACCATGTGTTGCAGAGCACTATCAATACAAATAAAAAAATCACAATACTTTGATAAGATCATAAAATCTTCTCTTGTATTAAAAAGAAGATTACCTTT